GTATATAAATGCTGTGCAGCCTGTGAAACAGAGATAGACTACGGGGAGGATGTTATATTTGTTACATCTAACTTCAGCGATGCTTATAAAGCAGTAACTAATGAGATTCAGAAGATAAGTTCTCAATTTTACAATCTTCATGAACCAATACTGTTCTTTTCGGACACCAAAAATTTTAGGAAAAAAATTTCCCCAGAATATAAAGGTCATCGAAATAGAAAGAAGCCTTGCGGATACAAACGTGTCATATCTAACTTACGTATTCAATACAACGTAATAACAATGAAAGAGTTGGAAGCTGATGATGCCATGGGTATCTACGCTACACAACACCCGGGAAATATTATTGTCTCTCCTGACAAGGATATGAAACAGATACCCGGGAAACTATACAACCTCGATGAAACATTCACGATTACACCAGAAGAAGGTGCTAAGTGGCATCTGATCCAGACCCTAGCAGGTGATCAGACAGATGGCTACAGTGGAGTGCCGGGGATAGGAGTAAAGAGAGCAGAGACTCTATTTAATAAGGAAGGTTACAGCTGGGCTACAGTTGTTAAAGCCTTCACAGATAAAGGACTAACCGAAGAGGATGCTCTGTTGAATGCAAGGCTAGCCCGAATACTTACAATCGAGGACTATGATACCGAACAGCAAGAACCCAAACTCTGGAGCCCCGAAGCTACCTATACCATTAACACTGGAACAGGACTTCAAGATGAGAGTGATTGAAGATAATTTACGTAAGCATTATCATAACAAGGAAGATGTAATCACTGTCTTCCTTGCATTACAACGCCAGAACTTTGCACTGAGCAATGCTCTGAAAGATTTTATAGAAAAAAGTATTATTATTTAACATGTCAGAACTAATCTCCCGCACTGGTCGGGTCCAATCTTGGTTGGATAACCCAGAATCCCGACTACCTGTTTCATGTACAACTTTCGTAGTCGAAGACTCAATGGAAGGTCCGAATGGAATCGAAGCAAGCTGGAGGTTTGCTAGTCATGCACTACGTTTTGGTGCAGGCTGTGCTATCCACCTGTCTAAGCTTAGACCAGCAGGGCATGAAAATGACAAAGGACTGGTTGCTACTGGACCAGTTAGCTTTGGTAAAATATACTCCGCACTTAATGAAACACTCAGACGTGGAGGAGCATACAAGAATGGTGCAATCGTACTGCACCTAGACCTATCACACCCAGATGTGGTAGACTTTATAACCGCAACAAGATCTGAACTACCATGGGTCAAGAGATGTGTAGACATCGACGATGAGATGTGGCAGTTTGCAGATCAAGATACAAAGGATGCCTTAATATATGGAATTAAATCAGGAGATGTCTGGCTCAATAAAATCAGACACGACCCCAATACCGGGGAGCGTATCTATGGAAACGTCTGTCTTGAAGTATACTTGCCCTCACGTGGAACTTGCTTGTTACAGCATGTCAATCTCGGTTCCTGTACTCTCGACAACTTACAAGAGGCTTTCGTACAGGGCATGTCCCAGTTGTGTGATCTCCATGGCCGGACAGGTGTTGGAGAATCTGGAGAATACCTTACCCCAGAAGTGGACAGACAGGTTGGGCTCGGAGTGCTCGGTCTTGCCAACTTCCTCAGAAGACACAACATTACCTACGCCGACTTTGGCGAAGCACTTAGACTCGTTAACCTTGGTCACTCCGCCAGCAATGAAGCAGGGATGGCTGCGTGGGCTTTACAACAAGCTATTTTCGAGGCAGCACAAGTAGCACATAATAATAATATGGTAAGGGCGTTCGCTATTGCACCCACTGCCAGTTGTAGCTATCGCAGTAGAGACCTAGACGGCTTTACATGTGCACCAGAGATAGCACCCCCAATAGCTAGAGCCGTAGATAGAGACTCTGGAACTTTCGGAGTTGAAAGAGTAAGATACGGAGACGTTGAGATAGCAAGTGAAGTAGGATGGGACGCTTACAAGCGTGTAGCAGACGAAATCATGACGATGCTCGATAGGACAGGTTTGCTTCATGGATACAGCTTCAACTCTTGGAGTGATGTTGTAACATATGATGAAGCATTCATAGAGACGTGGCTAAATAGTCCACAGACTTCTCTATACTATTCATTACAAGTGATGGGTGATGTACAGGATAAGTCTGATGCTTATGCAGCATTAGGTGATACTGACATCGAGAGTTACTTGGATGAGATATTAAGTGATAACAAAATAAAGTGCGACTGCGAACAATGAGAAAACATCCCTACACACAACTACTAGAAAGAAAAAGAACATGGACACCAGTCCAACCCACCAAAGGAGTAATTAAAGAAGGTGCTGAAGAAACCATCAAGCGTGCTCTCGCAATACGTCATATGGAGCTACCAGTTGGAGAATTTATTTCACAAGGCTTGGAGCGGACAGTCCCGCAAGCAGCGAGGACACTTCTTGAGTCAAACGTTAAAGACGAGATCAAACATGATCTCGCTTTGGGCTTCATTGTTGACGCCCACGGTGCTGATCCACAGGCCGAACTCGAAGCATTAAGGTTAAGAGATGCTTGGATTACACACCCTGACCACACTATCACAAAGGCACTCGTTGCAGAGCGAGCTATATTCTTTGTTCTACTACCTATGTTTCGCTTTCTTGGTGATGCTGCTCTTAGAACAGTATCAGCTGATATATCCAGAGATGAACAAATCCACGTGGCAACAAATAGTCTTGTATGTCGTGAGTTGGGTCTTGTTCCTAGTCCTTCTTTGGACAAACTTCGGAAAGCAACTATACAATGGGTATTACAACCACTAGGTATAAATACTACCGACAAATATTTGGACAAAAAATTTTGGCTGGATGCGAGTGATCGGTTAATGTATGAGGGCAAAGCCCCAGAATTTTCTGACACACAAGCAGCTCGCATGCCAGCTTTCTTTGAACATGCAAACACCAACCTCCCACAATATGCTTGAGCCCATCATTGGGCCGACACCTGAGTCTCTTCTGAATGAAATGGAAGAGACCTACCCACCTTTTACACCCCACCCAAAACAAGACATCGGTTCGATCATGTATCTAGCCGGTCAACGTTCTGTTGTTGAGTGGTATCGAGAACGATTAACCAAATGACAGAGCATAAATATCACCTAGCTATGCCAAAAGATGTACTTTATCTATGGCAAGACGTAGCACCTTTAATTAATAAAGGTTTAAAACATAGCAGCGGCGAAGCAGACGCTGAAGTATTTTTCCTACCTATATATCAGGGTCAACAACAGTTATGGATAGGATTAGATGGAAATAAAGGTACGATACCGGCTGTAATTGTATCAGAAATATTAAGATATCCATTAAAGACAGCTATGTATATACATATTTGGGCAACCGAATCTGGATATGATTACGACCCTTGGATGGAAGCTTTTGAAGAGATCAAAGATTCTGCACGTGTAAACGGGTGTGACTTTGTAGAAGCAAGAGCTCGTAAAGGTCTAGCTAAAAAACTAACAACCCGAAATGGCTGGACAGAAAAACAAACAGTAATTACAACAACACTATAGAAAAATGGGTAACCCTTTTAAAGCAGCAAAAAATCTAGCAAAAGATCTTACTAGACCTTTCAGACCTAAACCAGCAAAAGTCACTCACCATACAACTAGCGTTACAAACCCTTACAATGATTCGTGGATTCGTGAAAACTTTCAACAGTCCCAAAACCAGTTTGCTCAAGGTCAAAGTCAACTAGACGAGTTAACTAAGTTCATGAATGAACGCAGAGCAGCATTAAAACAACCACAAACTGTGTCTATTGGTGGACAAAATGTCAGACAAGACCAGCTCGGTAATTATTTACAAAGCCAAATAAATACAAGAGCATCAGATTTGTTTGGAAAGTTAGCAGAATACCAAACAGGGGTTAATAGAAGCCTTGGTCAGTTAGGTCAAGAAAGTTCAGCAGCAAGACAAAAACTTATGTCTACATACGATGCTAGATTAGCAGACATAATGTCAGCAGCTGGTCAACAAGATGCTAGATTATCAGCTCTAGGATCAGCAACAGGAGCTAATATGGAAGCTATTAGAGCACAGCAAGAAGCTTTAGCAGCTCAAGGTGAGCGTGCCAGAGCAAGCGAAGCAGCACTTCAAGCACAGATGGCACACGAGGCTGACATCAACAGAGCTGCTCAAGAACAAAATCAACTGACAGCTGGCGTTAAAGCTGATCTTAAACCTGCAAATAGATACAGGTATGGAACAGCTGGAAGTTTTAATCGTGCCGGACTAAGAATATCATCTCTTAATATATAAC